GGATGACCCAGCGGGAGTGCAGGGGGCCGGGCCAAGCGGTATTTTGCCGGTGCCGAGTAAGACCCCGAAGCAGTTGCAGGCATTGCAGGAAATAAGGAACGCGGAGAATTCCCCGGGGGATCAGACCTTCGGGGCGACGCGCATTATTCGGGATGCGGAGAAGCCGGAGGGGCGCGACAAGTGGACGTTCGGGAAATGGAAGGAAGTTCCCAAGCGTAGCCCTTCAGAGTTTGCGGACTTGATCAAGATCGATTGGTCCCCCACTTACGGCTCGGTCGAAGTGCGCGCGAAGTTCGATGGTACGGTCTGGCAGGTGGCGCCAGCCCTTGGCGCCGCCTGCGTTTGGGACTCCAAGGACCTTCGGACATCTCTAGCGGCGATCGCAGAAAGGTTCACACCAGCAGAGGATTACCAACCGGGGACGGCCGTGGCGGAGCGTCACGCGCGTTTCTTTTTGGGTTGCAAGAAGCTGTTCAACGCCAAGACGGGGAGTGCGGCGTTGAGAGAGCTTGGGCTGGTAGAGAATCTCGGAGGAAAGCGGGGGCCGCAAGCCATCCGCGATCTGTTGTTGCAGTTGGCGACTGGCAGTGAGATCAAGGCAGCTATACCGGTAATGGCAAAGTTGGAGGTTACCAACAAATGCGGAAAGCCTCCTAGGCTTATCTGCAACGAAGGAGAATACCGGCAGATCATAGCTCTGATCATAGTTTGTGTTTTCGAGCACATTCTGTTTACATACTGCCATGAGTCATGCATCAAACATCAGACCCGGGACGAGGTCATGACCAAAATCGCCGAGACGTGTTCCAAGCCGCCAGTAGTCAATGGCCAGAAGATAGAGACCACCATGGTCGAGGTTGACCAAACGCGCTTTGACAGCAACGAAAACGCCCGACGGGATGACAACGACGTCTACGGGCTGCTGCATTGGGAGTTTGATCTGTTGGATCATATTGGTGGGCTGATCGGGGCCAACACTCTGGAGGTCAGCAAGCACGTGCATTTCGTGCAGAGTCAGGAGCAGGCTTGTAAAACCAAGCTCAAGTTTGGGGGCAAGGCGGACGTGATGACGCTTCAGTTAGCGCTGTCATGGATTTTCCGCACGTCGGGCAGCAGGAAGACTTCATCAGGAAACTACCTGCAGGAAGTTGCCGCGACTTTGTCCTCATTTTGCCTGAACCCGGAAATCATGTGGAATAAGCGGAGCCTCAAAGAGTT